ACGCAGGAAAAAGGTGTTTGGAAGCTGTATGGGGCGGGTGGAATATTATTGTCAGGCATTCCAATTTCAGAAATAGGCAAACACACAAAAGAGACCGAGGCACAAGAAAAAAAAATAGTTATGACCTTTGGTGTACATAAGGGCGTGGAAGTCAAATTAGTTCCTAAGAGTTATAGGGATTGGGCACTGTTAAATATTTCTTGGAATCAGTATAACAGTCATATTAAGGATGAGTTAGAAAGAATCAAAAAAATTGAAACCTTACAAAATGTTTAACGTATAACAGGGGATATGGAGCATAATTATATTTTTAAGGCGGTTGTTGGCAGCCAAAGTTATGGCACTCAAATTCCAACCAGCGATATTGATTACAAGGGTGTTTATATGCAGTCTGAGGAAGAGTTGCTTGGATTTGGCTACAAGGAGCAAATTGACCATGGAAAAGACGAGTGTTATTACGAGGTAAGGCGGTTTTTACAGCTTTTAGAAACAGGCAATCCAACCGTACTAGAATTGTTGTATAGTCCCGAAGATTGTATAATTATATCCACCCCTCAGTTTGATCTTATCCGCCGAGAGCGAGACCGGTTTTTAACTAAAAAATGTATGCAGAGTTTTGGTGGGTATGCTGTGGCTCAGATTAAAAAAGCGCGCGGATTGGACAAAAAAATGAATTGGGAAAAAGAGAAAACGGAGCGGAAAACTCCTCTTGACTTTTGTTATATTATTACGCCTCTTGGGACTAAGCCTTTAAAAGACTGGCTTCATACTCAAAAAGGAAGAGCTAATTGGCAGGAGAATTACGGAGTATCAGCCATAGCAAACGCACGAGACCTTTACTTTATCTATCCTGATGACAGCGGCGGTGACTTAGGCTACCATGGCATTATTAACAAAGCGGAAACGAGTAATGATATTTGTTTAAGTAGTATTCCTAAAGATCAGGTTTTAAGGTCTTCTGTAATGAGCTATAATAAAGACGGCTACATAAAACACTGCAAGGACTATAATCAATATCAAGAATGGCTTGAAAAAAGAAATACTCAGCGATATGTTGACACAACTAAGCATGGTCAACAAATTGATGGCAAAAACTTAATGCACTGCCGAAGACTTCTTGATATGTGTATTGAAATCGCACAGGAAGGTAAAATTAACGTGCGCCGCCCAAACGCAGATTATCTGTTGAAAATCAGAAAAGGAGAGGTGGATTTGGACGCTATTATCAATGAGGCAGAAGAAGATTTAAAAACACTTGAAGATGTTTATGCTAAATCCAGCTTGCCTGATGGTGTAGACAGGGAATTTGTTAATCAATTATTATTAAACGTAAGATATTATGGAAAATAAAGAACATGTAGTTATATGTGACCTAGACGGCACATTGTGTCTTTTTGAAAAAGAAGATAAATCTAAATCGAATTATCGAAACCCTTATGACGCGTCAACGTGCGGAAACGATTTAGTTAATGAGGCGGTAATGAGGGTTCTTTACGGTTGTGGATGTAAGGTTGTTTTAGTTTCCGGCAGGGAGAATAAATACAGGCCACAAACAGAGGAGTGGTTAAAACGATACAATATAAACTATGTCGATCTATTTATGCGTCAAACCAGTGATAATCGAAAAGACTCTATTGTAAAGAGGGAAATTTATGATAAGGAAATCAAGGAAATCAAGGATAAATACAACGTATTTTTTGTATTGGACGATAGGGACCAGGTTGTAAAAATGTGGAGAGAATTAGGATTAACCTGTTTTCAAGTGGCGGAAGGCAATTTTTAAGCATTGGACATGGCATTAGTTGGAACATATAGAATACACATTAAACCAAGGAGCAGATATGGATTTGCGGAGTTGGCGGTTGGGGAATCTATTGTAACACAAGGTGTTTATAGGTTGATTAGAGTGAATGCTGATGGATTCAGAATAAGATGGGGGATGCACTTCTTGGTTAAGGACTTAGGAGAAGGTAAAGTAGAAATTAAAAGATATAAATAACTATATGGCTAAAGACCTGTATGACACATTAGGGGTGAATAAAAACGCATCCGCCGATGAAATAAAGAAAGCTTACCGAAAGAAAGCCGGTGAAAATCACCCTGATAAAGGCGGCGATAATTCAAAAATGACAGAAATCACAAAAGCATACGGTGTATTAGGCAATCAAAAGAAAAGAGATCGTTATGACGCAACCGGCCAAGAGCAGGAAGAACCTTTTGATAAGAAATTTCAGGAATTTATACAGAAATTCTTGTTACAACTAATTGAGACAAGAAATGTAGATTCTACTAATTTGATTGGCGAATTGGAGAAGATCGCGCGGCAAAACATTTCAGGCACTAAGCAGGCTAAGAATGAATCTGAGTTTAGAAGAAAGAAATTCGAGAAAGTGCTGATGAGATTGGAGGCTAAAGGAGAGAACAGAATCTCTACAATTATAGAAATGAACATTGATAATTGTAAGAAGGAGGAGGGTATGTTGCAGGAGCATTTGGATTTTATGGCTAAAGTGCTGGAATGTTTGGGAGGCTATATGTATAATTATGACCCCGCAATGGATGACAATGGATTTTTAATTAATTGGAACCGCGTATGATTTATTACATCACCATAGACCAGTTGTTGAGTAGTAAGAGGGAAAGGGTGCAGAAGGACTTGAATAGCATTTACGATTTGACGGTGAAAGATGTATTAAGGAGTGAGAGGCAGTATTTATACAATTATAAGTGGTTAGGACACTCGGTAGTGTTTAGGTATCATGGAAGGCATAAGATTTTAATTTACAACAAATAATTATTAAATTTGAGATATGAGTACAGCAACAAATTTTATCCCGCCTGACGCGGGGCTTAAATTTTTAATATGTGTATTGGCAGCAGTGTTAATTTTAGCTCTTTGTAAATGCTAACACCTACCTTAATTACCCGATATGGGATAGCCGCCACTTATGATAGAATCACGTCTATTGACAGGATATTTAGCGGGCGGGACAATGACCCCATAAATGAAGCTGAGAACTTGGCCTGCGACATAGCAGAGGGTTGTTTTTGGGACATTACAGTGGCAATTTGCGGAGAAGGGAAGTGTGTTACACAGATAATTGTATTTAGAGATAAGTTGGGCTTTGAGAGATATAAAAGAGATCAGGTAACATTGTTTGACCAAAAGGAGTTATGACAGTTTATGGTATAGACATAAAAGTGCCAATAATGAACGGCGGCTACATTTGGATATGTGTAATTCTTAATTAACTATTTCAAACTTGTAAAGAAATTTAATAACTAAAAAGTATCACAGAATTGAAATGGAAGATAGAGAGGAATACGAAAGTCAAAGTTTAGCGAAAGAGATTCGTTCTTTTGGCTTAAATCCAGTTAAGGTGATGGCGGATGAGAGCGGAGACATTGCAAATCTATCCGAAGACCAGCTTCTTAACTCTAATGGTTGGGTAACGATCAATCTTCCCAACGGATGCACTTACACTTACAATAAAAACTTTTGGGATAAGTTTCTATTTGGCAGTCCCGGAGAATTAAGCGGAACAGTAGGAGATAATAATTTAACAAGTAACAAATAAAAAAAAATAATATGAACATCAAGCGCATAGAATTACAAAGCGGCGGCTTTAAGGGAGCAAACATTAGTTTCATCACGCAAGTATTCAAAAATAATAGGCCCTTCTTAAACGAGACCATTGAGAAAAGAAAGAATCCTATTCACATGGATTTTGAGAAGCTGTTTAAAGACCTTCGCATTCATCTATTGGACATTTACAAAATAAACAACATTCGTTTATCAGAGTCAGAAAAGAACACTTTGCTTTTAGAAACAGAAGTGTTTTCCATCGAATTTGATAATGACTCGTTTATTTTGGCCGGCGAACTTGAATCTTTTGAAGACAAAAAGATTAAACTCAAAACTTGCAAGGTACAACAATCAGATGGCTATGAAGGCTATGACGAAGTGCGTAGTATTATTGACAGTCTTAAAGTCGAAGCTACATCTTATCTCGATGGATTAAAAGTAGTGAGCGATAGAGAAATGATGCTTCGTTGGTTAGAAGCAAGAAAAGACCAAAACATGACTAAGGAGCAATTTGAATTGCTTGGCGAAGATGAGCAAAAGGAATACATGAACAAAACCCTTAATGCCAAATTTGGAGCTAATATCGAGGAAGAAGAAGTGACGGAAGAGGATGAAAGTGTATTAGAAGGAATTAACTTAACAAACGATGTTATTGAAATCCCTGACGCACCGGTGAAGAAAGGTAAAAAGAAAAATGAAGTAGCACAAGAAGAACAGGGAGGGGCGTTTTAATTATGGCACTCCATACTCTTTTTAAATCGGACGTTGTTTTAGAGCCTGAATCTCACACGTACATGGATTCTTTAGGCAGGCAATATTTGTCTGTAACTAAATTCTTAGGATTACTTTCTGAAAGATTTGAAGATACTCCTGCGTACGCGAGAGCAAACGAAGAAACGCGGGCGCAATGGAAAGAGAAAGGAAGAGCCGCCGCTAATCACGGAACGACAATTCATAATGCTTTAGAGCTTTATAGTCAAACCGGACAAATACTAGCAGAGAATGTTCACATGGCAGAAGCCATAAAGAGCATCTCTGCGGAGTATAATGAGTATCATCAAAGTCATGATGAGATTTGCTTGTCAAATAGTCAATACAGGCTAGCCGGAACCGCGGATAAGATTTGCTTATTAAGCAATCGCAAAGACTCTGAGGTTGATATTGCCGACTTTAAAACTAATATAAATAAAGGAATACAATTTCACAGCGATTATAAGAAAAGAATGTATCATCCCATTGAGCATTTACACGATTGTAATTTCGTTAAGTATTCTTTGCAGTTAAGTATTTACGCTTACTTCTTTGAGGAATTAACCGGCAGGAAAGTGAGAAAACTTTTTATTCATTTTATCCCACCACACGATTTCACAAAACATTATAAGATACCAGTGATTTACATGAAAAACGATATACGCGTCATATTAGAAACGTACAAGCAACAAATTATGAACATAGTAGAACCAGTTAAGTTATATGAATTTTGACAAAGAAACATTCCCAGCAGGCAGCCCACATCAATTTGCGGAGGACTTATATTGGGAGTTCAGTGAGTTTGAAAATCTTACTGTCGATGAAGTAAAGAAGTGTTGCGACATAACCTTAAAGAAGTTAATGACCAATTCTGACACAGAAATGAGATTGTACTTTGATATGTGCAGAGATATAATTAAAAAGAGAGGAGTCAAAAAATGAGCTATTTATTCTACATAGATTCAAAAAACAACGCGATACTTCATCCAGAAGTAGTAAAATTATGCCCATCATTTAACGCACTTTCTGACAAGGAGGTGCTTTTTGTTATTTTGTACGCAGACTACAATTCAATATACAAGCAATTTCCTGACCACGAAAGAAAAAGGAAGGCTATGTGGCACGCTTTTGATGACAATGAGATTGAAATAATTGAATCTGAAAGGGTAAAAATATGCGTTCAGGATTACATATCTCTTCAATACAATTCTAAGATTGAGACCGCCAGAAAGTATCAGCAGAAAATAGACAAGCTGTTAATGCAACTTGATGAAGATGACAGTCCGTCTTCCATAGAAAAGATCGATAAAGCCATAGATGCTTTAAACAAAAGGATAAATTCAATGAATAAAGAAATTCTTGAAGACACAATAGATGAAGGCGTTTTAAAGGGAGGCAGAACAAAAAGCTTGCTTGAAAAGCTTATTTCAAACAAAAAAAGATACGAGTCTATTGTTGGACATAAATTATAATTATGGCATTATTAAAACCTTTTGACGGCACGAATTTCGACCCACTAAATCCACAACATAGACCGCCTTACATAAAGGGTAAAAACTTCTGTCCAAATCCTATTGTGGTTTACGGAATACCAAGAGAGGCCGACAGCACAAGGGATAAAAAGGTGATAGGAACCGTTGCGTGGGAAAAATTTTGGGAGACCGAAATAGAAAGAATACATAACGGGTATCAAACCGGCGGTTATTGGATTCCAGGTCACTACTACTACTATCTTAATTATGCTGTAATGTCAACTATTAAGTTTGGAAACATTAATCCAGACATAGATGACTTACACATGGAGCTTGCCTATCTTATAGATTATTGTAAAAAGTACGGTAAAAACTTAATGATTCCAAAGGCTAGAAGAAAGGGTATTTCTGAGGCTACTCACAAGATGGTTATCGATTACGGATGGAGATTTAAGTATTCATACAAGGCCGGAATTGCATCAGGAAAGAAAGATTTTATCACTGACTTTGTGGCTAAGTTGCGATATGGATGGATGCACCTACCTCCTGAATTATATGTTGGGACTCATTTAAACAATGATGATGAAATTATTGCCGGTTGGACACAGAAGAACACACATGGTGCATGGGAAGAATTAGGCACGATGAATACGGTTTATACCAGAACAATTCACGCCGATGCATCAGGGTTCAAGGGTAACTATTACAATGATATTATTGTTGAAGAGGTTGGTGAGACTGAGAAGTTTTTAGAATTTTGGGCAGGTACACGCGACGCAATGAGTGATGGCGCAGGGAATCAAATCGGCAATGCTTATGTGTACGGAACTGGCGGTGACATTAATAAAGGCTCTAAAGCATTTAAAGAGGCTTGGGATAGAAACAAGGAAAATAACTTTATTGACACAAATAATTTTATAAGATTTGTAATTCCGGCTCAACGTTTTTATTTCTATGGCGGAAATATAAATAAATCAAGAGATTTGCCAGCCACGTCAAGTTTGTTTAAAACATATAAGCCTTATCAGCTTATAGGAGTTGAAGACATTGATTTATCATTAAAGGATATTATGCAAACCCGTGAGGATAAAAAACACGGTAGAAGGAAAGACTACTTGGATTATTTGCAAAATAATCCCGTAAATGAACAAGAGATTTTTAGAAAATCAGTTATTAACAATTTCGACACGGTAAAGATAAATTCAAGAATGGCTGAATTAGAATCCATGACATATCCTCCATGGACCAAGTACAAATTGGAATATGTTAGAGATGAAAAGGGAATGATAAAACAGCCCGCTCAGGTTAAATGCAGGGTGTTAGAAAAGCATGAAGATCAAAATATTTGCATTTGGATTTCAGACAGCGGGCACCCTGACGCTAATTATATAGGTAAATACGTTGCTGGAATAGATAGCTACAATATAGACACATCCTCGTCATCAAAATCGCTTGGAGCGATGTTGGTTTTAGATCGGCTAACTAAAAAGCCGGTGGCAGCTATATGTTGCAGGCCTCCAAGAAAAGAGATATTTTTTGAAATGTGTGTAATGCTTTCTATTTATTACAAGCTGTATTTTAATGTACTAGGTGACGTTGCCAGTGATACTATTATAAAGCATTTTGAAATATCTGGATGTTATAAGTACTTAGCAGACAGACCTAAAAAGTTTGAGTCGGAAGGTAGTACCCAATCTCATGACAAGTGGGTAAGGTTAACCGATTATAGCAGGCCAAGAATGATTGGATTAATGCAGTCTCACGTAAATGATTACTGCGACCAAATAGACTTCCCTGAGCTTTTAGACCAATTAGGAAACTATGACGAGGTGGCTAAAGATAGCGATAATGACTTGGCCGACGCATTTGGAATAGCCCTAATGCAGGATATATCCTGCGAAATAAAGCCAAAAGACCAATCTGAAAACAAGATTCAGAACAGATTTGAACTAACACAATTCGAGGATGATGGCAATGGCGGACTAAGACTTAAAACGAGCGGTTCAGGAACCCTAAAGGATATTCAGGAAGACAGAGATTTAATGTGGGATATGTTTGGAGGTCCGCAGGGTTAAAATAGTGCCAATAACTTATTTGAAGTAAGTTAAACTATTTTTATATATTTACACAACCTATTAACATTTAACGCATGAGCCTGCTATACCCCAGACAAGATTTATTTTTAAAGGATAAAAATGAGGCTTGGCTAAAATCACATCTTGATTACGCCGAATCTGTTCTTATGTATGGGAATAACGCCCGATCCCGAATGTCGAGATTATTTTTAGGGTATAATGGAATTAAGGTTAAAGGCTCACTTGATTGGCTCACTAAACGATACGGAGAAACGGATAAGGCCACTTATATCGCTTATAGGTTAGGGAGAACCAAGATAGACTTACTTCACGGAGAATGGCTAAAAAGACCATTGGCCGCCACTGTTACTACAATCAACTCAGAGGCAATGACTGAAAAAATGGCTCAGTACGACCGAATGGTTGGGGCCATGATTGCTAAAGATGAAATTGAAGCTATCAAAAAACATACCGGTGTTGATTTAATGGAGGGGGTGCAAATACCCCAAGATGAAGAAGACCCTGTGTGGAAAAAAATGTCTTTTAAAGACAAGGCGGAAGACATGATGCAAATCATTCTTGACAATCAGGTGAAAGAGCTTGATTTAAAGAAGAAGATTGGTGAGAGTTTTAAACATTGTGAGATAACCAACTATGCTTTTGGTCAAATTGAAAGAACTGAAACTGGTGATATTGAATATTGGACTATCGACCCGCGCGACGCTATTTTTGAAGCTATCGAAGGTGATGACTACATGGAGAAAAGCCCTATTATGGGATGTCGTAAATGGCTTCCTGTACATACGGTTTTAATGAAGTATAAGCTCACTGATGCACAGCGCGAACAATTAGAAACGGCAAGAAAAAATCCTTCTGCATGGACCGGACAAACAGGAAGCGGAAGAGGGTTTATGCGTGATTCTAATGGGCAGTTGGAAGTGGCGGTATTGCATATTGTATGGAAATCAGTAACGCCAAGTTACTACAAGATTGTTCCTAAAACTCCAAATCAATTAGAATTAGAACCGGAAACCGATTCATTCAGATTAGAGCTAGACCCTATTAAATACGAAAACAATAAAGACTACCATGATAAAATGGTGGCTAAGGGTGAGTATGTAATTGAGACCAAATGGAGAGAAGAGGAATATGAGGCAACAAGGATTGGCGGTATTATTGACATTAATATGCGTCCTACTTATTTCCAAAAGCATTCGACGGACAAACCTTCACACGTACTTTCTTCTACCTATGTAGGGTATGTACACGGCAGGACTGATGGGGTGGTTGTTTCATTACAACAAGTAATTGAAAACTTCGAGAACATTTACGACATTTTAATGTATCAGATATTAAAAGATGTGGTGCGCGCGAAGGGTAAGGTGATTGTTTTAGATAGAGCTGGACTTGGCATCTTGGAAAAGCTGGACGGTGTAATTCATAAGATTACAAACGACGGGGTGTTGGATATTGACTCGGCTCAGGCCGGACAAAATGGAAGCCGTTACAATCCAAATGACATTATTAAAACAATTGATTTAGGATTGAGTGATAACTTCTCTTTCTTGGTAGCTTTAAGAAATGACATTCGTAACGAGCTTAATTTAATTACAGGTATTAACGAGAACCGAATGGGAATAACTCCCGCAAGTTCGACGGCCACCGCCCAACAATCAGATATTTCAAATTCACGAACTATCACCGAGGCTTTATTTTATGGATTCTCGGGATTTACAAAACGCGTGATGCAACAAATAGTAAACGCTTCCGCTATCAGTTGGGCGTTTTATAAAGTAGAGAAGGGCGAGCAGATACTAGGTTCTGATAAATTCAATTTCTTACAAGTAACTAAAGATGTAGGTTATAGGGATTATGGTGTATTTATTGAAGACGGCAGCGCTTATATGGAGATAAGTCAGAAGATAGACGCTGTTATGCAGCTTGCTATTAATGCTAAGACTATTGATACTATGGATGTGATGAATGTGATGCTGGCAGAAACTCTATCTCAGAAAAAAGCATTTTTGCGCGAGGCAATGGAAAGAATGAATGCTATTGCACAACAACAGCAGGAGGCTAATAATCAGGCTCAGGCACAAATGCAGCAAGCTCAATTAGACCAGCAGTTGCAGATACATCAGGAAGAAAGGGAGGATATGCAGCAGCAGCAAGCCGACATTGTTAAGCTACAAGGCCAAGTTCAAATGATGGTGGATGACAATAAGGCTAAGAATAATATGCACGAGCAGAATCTTAAAGGCCAACAAGAGATTCTTAAAAGCACGATAGACAATCAAAATTCTGCGGTTTAAATTATAATTAAGGGTTAACAATTTACCGCTTTCAAAAGGACTATTCTTCACAGGGTAGTCCTTTTTTCATTTCAAATTTGTAATGGAAATATTTTCTTTTAAACCGTCTCAAATCTGTGATGTTAATATCTTTTTTATTCTTTGTGTTAAAATAGTTAGATATTTATGCAACCTTAAAAATTTAACAAAATGCCAGAAGAAACAAATCCCGCTTCCGTTTCGGAACAGTCAAGCACTGTAACAGCGCCAGATTGGTCTCTACTTGATGAATTATCTAACAACCAAGAAGTTAAGATTGAGTCACCAAAAGTAGAAACCCCAGAACAAAAAACAAACACTGATGTAATCACCGACGAACAAGTTAAGGATGACGGCATTAAGATTGAAGTCCCAGAAGAAAAGAAAGAAGAAAAAAAGGAAGAAACTCCTGCCGCGACTGAAACGCCAGAAGTAAATCCTTTATTTGAAATCAAACCGGAGGACCTTACCGATGTGCCTAAAACATTTGAAGAGGGTACTTTTCAAGCTCTTGCCAAAGACGGCTGGGGCATTGAACTAAAAGAAGAATCTTTTGATGCTTTTAAAGAAAACTTCGTTCCGAAGGCAGAGTTAGAGAAAGTAACTCAAATGACTAAGGAGTCAATTTTAGCTGAATACTCCCCAGAAACTGCGGCTACAATTCAGTTATTAGAACTTGGCCTTCCACAAGAATTAATCCTTGAACCAACTCGTAATGTAGACAACAATGTTACCATTATTGATAACGCGGTTAAATTAGGAGACGCTGAGTTAGTTCGCGCCGAGCTTGAAAACACAGAAGGTTGGACTCCTGAAATGATTGACACAGAAATCGAAGAGTTGGTGGCTAATGGAAAGATAGCTCACAAGGCTCAGGTGGTAAGGGTTAATCTATTGAACGATAAAAAGGTTCTGTTAGCTCAAAGAGAAGACATATTAAAAACACGCAATGATTTAATTGCCAAACATACTACGGATAAACAACGCGTTGCTGAACAAAAAAAGGAACAAGATAATTCCCTATTCCTAAAGGCTCTGAATGATAAGTCAGACTTTATGGGAGTTCCTATTCCTAAAGATTTCAAAGACGCAGTTGCTCTGAAGTTCCGCAGCGGGCTTTATGACAGCAAATTATCTGAAGCACAAACAAAAGTAAACTCAATCCTTTTCGCAGAATTAGGCTCTAAGTTTGCCGATCTAGTAAAGAAGTCCGCCTTTGCAAAAGGGAAAGAGACTGAAATTAAAAAGAATGCCAATATCCCTCCCATCTCTTCCGCAGCGTCGGGACAACGAGTGATAAACAAAGAACCAAGCCAAGACAAAGAAAACGACTTTAGTATTATTCAACAGGATTTTGGGAATGAATAATTTAATTATTAATCTCAAAAACTAAAATAAAATGCCAGCATCAAATCGCGGTGTCATTACCGTATCAACCGGTACTTTCTCTAACGACTGTACTACACAAAATGACTTGATTACAAATCAAGCTGTATTCCCTGAAATCCGTAAATGGATTGAGTTCGCTAACCGTCGTTCATTGTTTACAATGTTAACCTCAGGTGTAGTAACTCCTTATGGTATTGACCCTTCAATTCAAACTGACAGCCCCGGTGCTTCAACTCGCGGTACTTCTATGGGTATTGGAACAGATGCTTATCAGTTCCGTATTATGGGACGTATTGAGAAGCCTGCCGTTGTTTCTTCACAAGTAGGCTCTACACAAGCTGATGGTTCTTTCACTTTAAAAATGATGGACAATCACTTGAAAAAAGGACACGTAGTTGTATTTGGCGGAACAGGTAACTTTGTTGCTACCGTTCAATCAAGCGCTCGCCCTACTTCTGGCGGTTATTTATATGACTTCCAATCTAACAGTGGAGATTTATTTGTATTCGCTACTCACACTCAAAGCTCAGGAACTAAAACTTGTTTCCCTGGTTGGACTGCATTTGGTGAAAAATCACTTCGCGGTTATGGTGAATCAGCTTTCCCAAGTATGTTCATTAACCACATGACCACTCAACGCGCTACTGCTACCATTTCCGGTGACGCTGGCGCTCGTGTTCTTTGGTTAAATTACATGACTACTAAAGACGGTGTAGATAAAACTGTAAAAGGTTGGATGCCGGAAGAAGTGGCTCAGGAAGAAGCTAAATTAACTATCCGTAACGAACGTGCTAAATGGCATGGTGTTTCTACGATGAAAGATGCTAACGGCGCGCTGTTAACTCAATCTCGTATGACCGACCCTGACACCGGACTTCCTATCATCCAAGGTGATGGTTTTGAAGAGCAAGTTGCTGGTGGTAACGTATTAACAGCATCAGGCGTTTCAGGACAACCTACCATTGATGACTATATTGACATGATGACCACCTTGAAGAAAAAAGGTAACATGATTTCAGGTTATACTTGGGTAATGGTTACTGGAGCTGATGGTTTCTCTAACTTCCAATCTGAGTGTGTTGCTTTAGGAGTAATGCAAAACATTACTTTCATGGATGTGAACAACCAAACTGGCGCTACTAAAGTTGCCGGTGGCGCTATGAGAGAAGTGGGTTATACATTCTCTAAAATCAATGTTGCGGGTAGCTCACTTATCTGTGTTGAAAATCCAATGTTTGATGACCCTAGCTACCGCCCACAAACTCTTTCTAATGGAGCTTCTGTGTTAGGTTCTACTTGTTATTTCTTCCCTATCGGAGAAAGCAACGGAGCTAAAAACATGGAGATTCTTCATAAAGAAGGTAATGGCCGTAACCGTCAAAAAGTAACAGCAATGTTATCTGGTATGACTGGCTCTTCTCAAACAGCCATCACACAAGAAGATGCTGACGTGTATGCTATCTTAAAACAAGATATGATTGCAGTTTACAATACTCAACTTTGCGGTATTATTTACCCACGCGTATCTTAAAAAATATAAGGGGGTAATCAAGAAAAGGTTACCCCTTTTTTTTATAAATAACAAATAACAAAATAAGAAATGAGTAAGCACATTTTCATTCCTTCTACGAGAAAAAATGCGGATGGTAAATCTATCCAAGAGGACGTAGAGTTTGTTTATTGGAGAAATCCTAAAACGAACGAAGAGTACAAACTATTAAACCTAGAGAACGATTCACTCGCCCCTCGCTATGGTATAGTTGAACTTAAACCAATTAAAATATCCAACAGGCACGATAACCAAGTTGGATTTAGATTACTAACTGACAAAGTAAGAGATTGCAATATCGGCATACCGGTTAGGTTTGACCCGAAAACTGACAATCCTATTTGGCAGAAAGTGGAAATTTCTAATTCAGAAACATACGACTTGTCAAATAAAGATCAGCGCATGGAATGGATTATGGTAAAAAACTCCCCTTACTACACAGACATCGTTGATGGCGTTGAATTAAACGCAAATTTCGACGACGGTATGAAGGCGAGGTACAAGGCTGTTGATAAAGAAAGAGAGGCTAATACTTTTGCTCGTAAGTTAAAAGTTAAACGTAATGCAGAAGATATTGCAGAGGCTTTACTTGACAGACCAAAAGAACTGGAAGAAACGGCGCTTATGTGTGGCTTTGACCCTAAAGCTATGTCTACTCAACGTTTGTGGGTAGAGGTAGTTAAATTCGCTGAGAATAAGCCGGAAGAGTTTATGAAAATTCATAGCAGCGATACTAAGACCGAATTATCAGTATTACGTAGAGCTGTTCTTACTGGTAAGGTTAATGAATCTCGCGCGAAGGGATGGACTTACAGCGGTCAAACTTTAGGATATACAGAACAAGAGGCGGTGGCGTTCTTAAAAGAACACCCGCAATTACTTGCCTCTATTGATGCTATTACTCGCAAAACAGATAAAGAAACATTGGCTAATAAGTCAACATCTTCTGAGTCCGTAACAGAGTTAAACGCTAGAGAACTGTTGTTGAAAAAAGAGAATGAGGAGTTGAAGGCACAGTTAAGAGCACAAAGCTCTGCTAATTTAACAGAGATTTCAAATACAATTCTTGACTCTATTGACCCTGAATTTGCTGAGTTGCTAAAAGAGGCAAAAGCTCTTGACGTAAAAGGCGCTCATAAGATCAAGGACAAAGAAAGGCTTCGAGAAAAAATAGAAGAAAAGAAAAAGTTAAAAGTTAACTAAAAAGATGGGAGGGCGAAAGTTCTCCCTTTTTTGTATCTTTAAAAAAAATAATTCCATGAATGCAATTCAATTGAAGAACAAAATAGACTTTTACAACAACGTATCTCAAACTGCGAGGTTCTATAATTTTGAATACGACGACGCTGTAAATATTGCTATGTTACAATACATAAACGCAAGGCTTGGAGATGCAAGTAAAAGAACTCCTGAATTGTATCAGCAAATAAGAGATGACATTTTCACGTTGGTAAAGACAGCTTCTGTTGCATTTACTCCAGGAACAGCGCTCACTAATCAGTATTACGCCGTCCTTCCTGCTACCGGACCGGTTCCAACGGATTATAGAGATTTTGTTTTATTAATGTGTTTGATTGATGGTTACACTACTTATGCGCGGCCAACAAATTACAACGAGCTTGGACCTTTGTTGGAGGATAGTTTTAGGCATCCAACAAATGTAAAACCTTACTTTGCATATCAAACAACTGGACTTAGTTTGTATAGAGCTAATTCAGGGACGCTAACATCAGCAACGCTCACGTATATTAAAACGCCTAACGCTTTTACAATAGGATTACAAACTCAGTTAATAAATGCCGGCGGAACATTAACTAATGCAGCCACTTATTACGCTACGCAGCAATCTGTTTACGCCGGAACTACTTATACCATTGGAGCTACAATTACGGGCACAGGGGCGGCGCTAACAAGCGGTCAGGTGATATTGGCCAGTAACACCACTCCGTGTGAATTACCGTCTAAATCACACGACGACATCGCTCAGTTAGCCAGTGCCGTAATGCTCGGGACGATACAAGACTTTAATTCATCTGCATTCTCCGAAAAGCAGGCAAATGAGACGAATTAAAAAGGTTTCACTAAACTGATAGAAGTTATCAACAGATGTGAATATTTAACGCAAATAACACTTAAATTTATACCATTATAAACAATTTAAAATATTAACAAAATGAGCGCAAGATTAATCGAAAAATCGGTTTTGCTTAAAACATCTGCTAATACAGATGTGCAAAATGGCGGTGGCTACTTAGCTATCGCGGGTTTGGAGAGTGTTCCTAAAAAGGATATCGCTTCAATTTACCAAATTAAATACAGGGCGGAAGTACCGCAGGTAGTTACCTTATTCGGCACAACCTATACTCCTGTTGCAAACACTGTTTATCAGGTGACTATTTATGACCCACTTCGCGTAGATGCTGGTTACCAAGAATCACCTAAGTACTATTCTTACACCACTCCTGCTGTAATTACTACAATCGGAGCAAATGCAGCATTGCAAAGTGAGTACATCCATGGGCAACTAATTATTGCTATTAACAATGACGCTACGAATCACTGTTCTGCTGTAACTGTTGGCGGTGGTAATGGTATCACTGTAACTGATGATGGTGGATATTATCCTGCACGTTCTCAGAACATGACTAATGTAAAAGGTCCAAACATCGTTCTTCCTGTAACAAATTCTGATGGAACCGGCTTTGCAGCTACTAACTATGTAATCACAACCGCCGCAGTATTTTCTTCTGGTGTTGGCGCTCGCTTATTGGCGGATGCTCCTGTTGTTGACTTTACTTTTGGTAACTTAATTTCAGGTACATTTAAAGCTCCTGCAACTTTTACTAACCCTCCTACTTATGCTGTAAGTGGTCAAAATTATGACATCTTTGGTATTAGTTCGGTGAAATTAGTTCCGGGCACTACATTAACGGAGCAATATGTTTACCAAATGCAAGAGCAATATGCTGTTGTAGACAACGGAACAGGAAGCTCTACTACTAACTTAGCAGGCTTCAAATCTTTTGAGCGCGCGTTGTTAAGCAATCTGTTTCAACTTTATCGTAACGATATTAGTACCATTTACACAATGGGAGACACCGCTGCTGTATCTCAGGGCTTAAATACCGGACTTCCTTCCGGTGTGGCTCAGGCAGAAAACGTAATTTCTTTCGGAAATGGATTCTCCGCCCACTACTCTCCAATTGCAACGTCTACTTTGTTAGCTTTAACAAGCACAAACGACGGTCTTGGTTTAGTGTTGGACGCTACTGCCGCAGAAGGTGTTGAATTATCTGCTCCGACTTGGGCTAATTCTCAAAAATCATTTGTAATTGGCAAGACGGCATTTAGCTGTTACGCTAAAATCACAATTGATGACGTTTCTGGCCTTAATCCATTATGGGTAGGCTTCCGTAAAAAAGCTGCTTATGGCGCTACGTTTACTGCATATTCTGATTACGCTGTAATTGGTATTGGCGGAGCTGCTGGTCAAATCTACACAAACACTGAGAAGAATAGTGCGGGTAACACTGCTACTGATACAACTGTTGTTTGGGCAGATGCTACCACTCGCGTATTAGAAGTTCGTGTTGACATTAGTGGTGCTGTAACCTTCTTTATTGATGGTTATAAGCCAACTGTAACTCAGGCGTTTACTTTTGATGCTGGTGATGAAGTGATTGCAACCATTTATGCACTTCAAACTGCTGACATTGGAACTCCTTCATTACTTGAATGGGCTGCTATTCCATCTAATACATGGAGAAGCTAATTTAACCGATTATAAATAAGATTGAAAGGGGAAGTTGAAGTGAAATTTTACTTCCCCTTCTTTTTAAAACTCAGAACAAATGGACAGAACAATGGTAAAAGAAGGTGTTATGGCGGCCTTTGAACAATTAGGAGATTTAAGAGAGATGAGTGGAGCAGGTGGAAGTCAAATTATTGATGACACTAATACAACTGCGGTAAACGCTCATAGCATAGTAGCCAACAGTGCAACGGTAATTAATGTCTGTACGGGTGTTGGTGTTAACGGAAACGTAGTTGACTTTAAGACTGCCTATAATTGGGTGACGTTACCTGCGGGAACATTTATGAAAGTTCCAAAGGGGTATAAAATTACAAGTATTGACTTAACTAGCGGTTCGCTATCAGTATATAATTATTAATGGGACGACCAATTGTAGGAAACGGAGTGCCATTCACGGCGTTAAGGACAACATCAGCAGGAGGGGGTACTCCATTCAATTATGACGGACTTTTAATTTGCACACTAGGCCAATCAAATGCAACATCACGCTTCAATATACCTGGTAATCTACCAGCACCACAGCAAGCAATTTTAAGCGGTGTTTATAATTGGTCTTATAATGGTGGTGTACCAGCATTTACAGCGTATCAAAGTGGCGTAAACGATTCTTATGGTTCAAACATTAATCTACCAGCAGCAGCTGGTGGAGTTGGCACATGGAAGGATTTTAATAATATTGCTAATCGTTTTTCTATAAGTAATTCTTTTGGTTATAAATTAAAAAACACTTATAATACAGATTCTTATTTTGTTCCTTGCGCTTTAGGCGGAACAGCTTTAGACGTTTTGGGTTTAGGGGAATATCAGGGTGCAACTTGGGATAGCAATACGACTCAAAGTTTATTTGATAACGCAGTAACTCAAATAACGGCAGCATGGAATGCTTCAATAGCAGATAATAAAAATCTTTACCCTGTTATCACATGGACACAGGGCGAGAATGATGCGGCAGACGCTACAATGGCGGCTAATTATTATACTAATTTAGTATCTTTTGAAGCAGATTTAAGAACAGCTTTAAGCGCACTTAGTCCTCTTTTTTCAACTTGTCCTTTTATTATAAACTCTTTAAGAGCAGATTCTTCTTTAACATATCACGACACGGTACAAAGGGCGCAAGTGGCATTCGTTGAAAATACGTCAAACGCTTATTTTCAGTATATGTTTACTGATAGAACGCCTTTACAAGACGGTCAGCATTATACTCCAATAACCGATACTTATGTAGGTCAATTAGGTGCAATAAATGCTGGTGAAGATTTAGCGGATTTTGTTTATAATTTAAAAATAAGTCCTTACGCTAATGATGGTTATAATAAAATGGTTGGTGGTGATAAATCAACATCGGGAGATTATAATTACTATGATTTTAAAACACATGGTTTATTACAAACTTTTATTGCGGCAAGACCAATAGATAACGTTTTGTTGTTAGGCGGTGGCGGCTCAGGAGGCTCAGGAGGCGGAGCTTCTGGAGGCGGTGGCGGAGGAGGCGAAGCATTGCCTTATACAAATTATTCTATTTCAGTAAGTAAAAAAGCTATTTATATAGGCGCTGGAGGAGTAGCTACAATAGACGCTGGGGGCTCAGCTTATTATTACGGAAATAATGGAGGTGATACTTCTTTTAATGGAAACACAGCAACTGGAGGAGGAGGAGGTGGAGGTTCTGATTCAGTAAATGGTTTAAATGGTGGTAATGGCGGGGGGGCGTCCAACTATCCAATTGCCGGAATAGGTGGCGTTGGAACACAAAAAAACGGAGGGGATGCAGTAATTTATACAAGTGGAGCCGCTGGAGGTGGTGGAGGTGCTTCTGCAAACGGAGCAAATGGAACTTCACTTGCAGGAGGAAATGGTGGAGATGGATATACATGGGTCGATGGTATTACCTATGGCGGAGGGGGCGGTGGTGCTTGTCCTATGGGTTCTACAAGAGGATTAGGAGGAACAGGCGGAGGCGGTAATGGTCAAGAAAGAGATACGTTATTACAATCAAGCGGAACAGATTATTTAGGAGGCGGTGGCGGTGGTATAGCTTCAAGCACTGGAATAGGCGGTATTGGAGAGCCAACAACAGGTGGTAAAGGTAGAGCAAAATTCAGAGTTAAATTTCAAAACTAATATGACAAAGACAGACATAGCAAACGGAATACTGGACAAGATTGCAACATTTGCAGCAGGGCCAAACGACACTTTAACCGGGGTTCAACAAACTGATTTAACCGATCAAATTGCAGCTTATTTGGATACTGTTAACCCTACAAACGACTACCCACC